TGCAAGAAGCTGGTGGTAAATCAAGAACATTCTCCATTTTCGATTATTGGTCACAAAACTCCCTAATGTCAATACACAAGGGTTTATCCCGAGTGTTACGACGCTTAGGTTGTGATGGGACCCATGACCAAGATGCCTCTTGGGAACGGGTTTACACCCAGACTCAAGGCAAACAAACCTTCTGTTTTGATCTGTCATCAGCCTCTGATCGGATTCCTGCATTTCAGCAGGCCCGACTCATTGGTCTAATGGCAGGCAATCCAGAAATAGGTGAGTTTTGGCAAAAGGTCATGTGTGATCGAACTTTTAGAACTCCAGATAAAGCTAATAGAGATATTAGGTGGGAAGTGGGACAGCCCTTAGGGGCAATGTCTTCATTTCCAGCCTTTGCTCTATGGCACCATTTCATCGTTCAGTTCGCCGCATGGTTGGACCGAGAGAAACGGGGATTTAAATCCCAGTTTCATTGGTTCTCCCAATACGAGCTTACTGGAGATGATTTGGTTATCTGGAACAAAGCGGTGGCTCTTCATTACCAAAAGATTATGACCAGTTTTGGAATAGAAATTAATCTAACCAAATCTGTTATATCTGACGGACCCATTTCCAAAGTAGAATACCTGAAAAGGCATCTATTAGGAGATAGGGAGGTATCGTCTATTAAACATAATATCCTTTTTAAGGACAATTATGCGTACGCAATCGATTTTATCGACTTGCTGTACAAAAGACGGTACCTGGTGAGGACCTTAGATTTCGATAAGATCGATGCTATCTTCCCTAAGGGGAAGAAGTATCTACCTTTTCGGGTAATGGCTTGGTATCGTTTCCATGATAGCACCAGTCACACATTTGTGGTGGCTAACTATCCGCTGGAAATAATCCGGGAACAACTAACTGAGAAGTTAATTGAGACTCGGACCCAGGCTTTACGTCGAAAAGCGGAACGCTTAGATAAGGTATTAGGAGGGAAACCTCTTGAATACCATCTTAGGCGTAACCGGACTCCTTATCGTAAGTCTACCGCAGGTATAGAAGGTGGTAACTTCTTAAAGTTACACCCGCTAGTATGGTCGCTAAATCAAACCGGAAACGATTTGATGGACGCCCTCGAGTTATTATGGCTTGAGGAAACACCAACTGGAGTTGAATACCTACCTTTTATAAGTGCAAAATCTTACTTCCATCATTCGATGGATAAGAATCTTACATTATCTAAGGCATTCGCCAAGATTGTAACTATGGAGCTACGCTCTCAGCGTGGTACCGACGTCGTTAGCGACAAGGATTCTCCCTGCGGGGAGAGATCCGGGGCAAC